ATTCGTCCAGCCGTACTCGACGATGCTGGCCGCGATCTTGGCGATCTGGCTTTCGGCGTGCGTGCGCGGATTGCGGGCGTAGGGAATCAGCGCCTCGACCTTGCGGTACTCGACGTTGAGCGTGTTCAAAGTGGGAATCCCAAAAGCAAAACCCGCCGAGCGTTGCAGCCGGGCGGGTTGGTTGAATGAAGATTCTGGTGGGGTGGTAACTGCGCCTGGGGGTGGTAACCGGAGCCGGTAACCTGGCCGACTGGTAACCTTGTCCGCGCCCTGACGCTAAAAAAGCGTCGCGCTCGCGCCCCCCGCATGGGACTTTCGGCAGGAAGGACCCCTTTCGCCTCGGGCCGCTCTCCGAACCGTCACCGCTGTCCAGAAGATAGCTGAAATACTACCCCCGACCGGGGTGATTTGTTGCAGCCTCGGCGAGCGTCAAAAGGGACAAACGCAAGAAACGAAGGACAAACGCGGCAAGCATTACCCTGCTTGGCCTACGATTTTGGAATATTTGTTGTCAAGGCTCGCTGCGCGGAGCGTGATCACTGTGCGCGCAGCGTGACACCGACGTGCGCTGCGTTGAGGTGGTCAGCCACGATCTCCAGCGCCCGCTGCCAGCGACGCCACGCCGTCGTGCGGTCGCAGGCAAAGCGGATCGTGATGTCTCGCCAGCCGTAGCGCTTGGCGCGCATCCACACCAGATGTCGTTGCTCGACCTCCAACCACTGCACCCACTTCATCGTCTCCAGCATTCGGTCGATGGCATCGGGGGTGGGTGGGAGTGGTCGATAGACGTGCTCATCGGCTGCGAACGTCTCCCACTCCTTGCGCACGATGACGGGCCATGTGTTGAAGTAGCCCTGCACACGCACAGGGGGCAGGCGTCGTCCGGTGCTGGCGGCCTCCTCGAAGCGGGCCGCCACATCCTCAATCGTCCATTCAGCCATGACGAGCCCCTCCGTACAAGCGTTCGCCAATGCGGCGCACGATCTCTCGCTCGATGAAGTCCAGACGTTCATCGGATGCGTTGACCACCAGGATGTGCTGGTCGCGCCAGCCACGTTCCTTGATGGCGTCCAGATCGGTGGCCTGGGGTTGCAGTCGCCCGAGGGGGCAGCGGTACTGGGGTGTGGGAACTTTCATTTCACACCTCCTGGCCATCGTCGTGATGCTGGATTGCCCAGTGCAGCAGTGCCAGGGCATCGGCCTCGTTGTCGTCGACCGGCGTGTGCCCGCGCGCGGTGACGGAAGCGATGACATCTTCCTTCCCAGCGTTGCCTTTGCCTGTGGCGTGCTTCTTGATCGTGCCGACCGGCACGCCCTGGTACGGGATCTGGTGGTGTTCACACCACGCCGTGAGCGTGGCAAGGAAACCGCCGTAGGCGTGGGCAGCGTCGGTCGAGACGTGGCGACGCACCTCTTCGAAGTGCAGACAGTCGATGCCGTCGCAGGATTGCTTGATCTCGCTGAGCCAGCGTTTGAACCGCAGGAAGCGCATTCCGCCGCCTTCGAAGCGCTGCGGCCGGAAGCTCTCGGAACCGCTGGTGATGTGACCGTCGCTGCCGCGCAGCGCCCAGCCGGTGGTGGTGCCCAGATCAAGGGCGAGGATGGTTGTGATCATGGTGTCAGTCCTTATCCGGTGCGGATCTGACGCAGCTGACACTTCGTGACGAAACTCTCCATGAGGCGCGCGCACACGCGCACGCGTAGGAGTTACGACAAACTGCGTCAGCTGCGTCAGACCGCGTGGTTTTCATGGGGTCAGTCGTCCGCGTAGGGGGTGTAGGCAGGGGTCGGCGGGTGCTTGAGGCCAATGCCCTGGAACCCGCGCACGCCCATCCCGTTGCGCCATTTGTCCAACCCGCGCGTGATGAGCAGATCGGAAAAGCGGCGTTGTGCGCCGACAAACTCGCCAGAGGCTTCAGCCCACTGCTTCCAGTCGTTGAACAGCTCGGCGGTCAGCGACTTGGCGTTGGGCGCGCGCACGCAGCGCTCATCGAGCCAGCGGCCCAGGGCGTCCTCGGCTTCGAAATACTCCTCCGTCGCGTCCACCACGCGCTGCGGTGGAGAGAGTCGTCCGTGGCGCTGCCAGTCGAGACAGCCCTGCACGGCCCACGCGAGGATGCCGTCACGTTCGGCCAGGAGCTTCTGTTGCAGGTTCTTGTCGCGGCGCTCGGGCGGCACGGTGATCGTGAAAGGGATCAGGTGCAGCCTGCGTTTCATCGCCTCGTCGATATTGCGAATTGCGGGCTTGTGGTTGCCCGCCACGAACAACTTGAACTGCGGGAAGAACTCGAAGAAGTCCTGGCGCATGAAGCGCGCCGAGATCTTGTCGCCACCGGTGAGGTTCTTGAGCTTCGACTCGGCCCAGCGTTTTCCCTGTTCGGTTTCGATGGCCGCCACGAAGCGCGCGCCGCGCAGTCCCGCCATATCGGTCGGGTGCCGGTCGGTGCGCGTTTCCATGAAGGTGTCCATCGGCGCATTGGTCGCGTAATCACCGAGGATGGTGGCCAGCGTGTTGACGAACACCGACTTGCCGTTCGCACCTGTGCCGTACAGGAAAAACAGCGCGTGCTCTTGCGTCGATCCGGTCAGCGCGTAGCCGACCATCCGTTGCAGATAGGACTGCAGTTCCTTGTCACCGCCCGTGACCTCGTCGATGAACTGCCTCCAGATCGGGCAGTCGCCACTGGGCGTGGCTGTGGTGATCTTGGTCATCCGGTCGGCGCGCTCGTGCGGGCGCATCCGGCCTGTCTTGAGATCGACCACGCCGCCTGGCGTGTTGAGCAGCCACGGATCTGCATCCCATTCGTCGGTGGTGGCCGCGTGCCTGCGGTCAGCACGCGCCAGGCGTTCCACACCGCCGACCGTTCCTGCGCTGGCCAATTTGGCAGCAACCTTGGGGTTGTCGGCGCGTACAGCCGTCTGGCGACAAACGCTGCGGATCAAGTCCGTGGCCGCCAGCGTGTCCTCGGTGCGCCAGCGTTGCCCGTCCCACACCAGCCACTTTCCCCAGCCAGCCACGTAGCGCCAGTCGCGGTGGTAGCGGCGCGTGAAGGACAGCGCCAGCGCGTCCTCCGTACCCCAGACGGATTCGTCGCTGCTGACCACCGGATCAACGTCATCAGCGACGTCGTGCATCTGCAAACGTGGGCCGTGGGTGAGAAAGGTGGCGACATCGAAGCCCTCGGCGATGGCGTCGGCCACGTCCCAGCCCTCTGCAGCCTCTTCGGGCGGATAGAGAACGTGGCAGGATTTGGCCCCCGCCGACAAGATCGCCTGTGCCGCCTGCGTGGCGTACTCCCAGCCCGGCTTGTCGCGGTCGGGCCAGATCAGCACCGCCTTGCCCGCCAGCGGCGACCAGTCGGTTTTTTCGACCGGAGCGTTCGCGCCGTGCATCGCCGTGGTGGCCACGATGCCCACATCGATCAGGGCCTGCGCGCATTTCTCGCCTTCGACCAGCACCACCTGCGCGGCGCTGGCCATCCCTGGCTGGTTGTAGAGCGGACGCGGGTCGGGCGGAGCCATCTTGCGCCGCTTGGCGTCCCACGGCCGGAACTGCTTCTTCTGCCCGGGCGGGTCGTAGCGGTAGACGACGGCGATGAGATGACCTTGGGCGTCGAGGTAGTCCCACTTGGCGGTGGCGGGGCCGAGTTCGTCGACCGGCACGTCCTTCTTGCTGGCCTTGCGTACGGGTGCGGAACGCGAGCGTCCGAGCAGATCGGCAGCGGCGTCGAGCACACGCGGAAAGTCGCTCAGCACGTCGATACCGATGTGCGCGGCGATCAGTGCATAGATGTCGCCGCCATCGCCAGTGGCGCGATCCGTCCACAGTCCGGCCTTCTCGCCATCGAGCACCACCTCGAGGCTGTCGCCGGGACTGCCCAGCACGTCGCCGATCAGGAACTTGCCCCGGCGCTTCTTGCCCGCAGGAAACAAGGTGATCAGAACGGATTCAAGACGCGCGAGCAGTTCAGCGCGCAGTTCTTCGCGTTCGGCATCGCTGAGGGTGCGGCGGTTGGGGTCGGGCAGTGGCGCGATGTCGTTGAAGTCGAGAGTCATTCGGCCTCCTCACCATCGGCGTCACCGGTGCGCCCTTGCGCGGCGGTGCTGCGTGCTGCCCACGCAGACAGTTCGGATGGCCGATAGCGCACCAGACCGCCCATCAGGTAGTGGGGAATCTTGTACTTGCTGCGCATCTGCGGGTCGGCGAACCAGTAGTACGGCAGGCGTAGTGCGGCAGCGGCCTGCTTGGCGTCGATCATTGGTTCGACACATCCGATGAATTGCGTGTCGTTGCTCATGTCGTCCTCCAGCAGCGGTCTTGCCAAGCGCACATCCGGCATTCGAAGTGGGTCGAGTCGTGGAAGGCGCGTGGTAGCAGTTCGCCTGCCTCGGTCGCCGTGATGACCTTCACCGCCCGATCCGACATGCGCTGGGCAAGCGCCGCGTCAAATGGCACGAGCTCGGTGTAGATCTCCATCGTGTCGGCGTTGAGCGCCGTGAAGATCGCCGGGTGCTCGTGCAGTTCGAGATAGGCTTGGTAGATCGCCACTTGCGCGGCGTAGATGGGCTTGGAGATGGCCAAGCCCTTTTTCTCAAGGTCGCTCCAGGACTTGTTACCAAGGCACTTGCATTCCCAGAGCGCGGGGTAAGCGAAGCCCTCCGGACCCCCGACAATGACGCCGTCGACGTGGCCCTGCAGGCGACCAT